AACTGTTCCAACTGGTTTTATTGCAGTAAGATCTTTATATATATTATCAGCAAGTACTAAATATGTTTTAGAATATATAACTCCACATAATATGTTTGAGATTAAAGCTGGATCAACAACTGCTCGACCTAGAGTTTATACAATAGAAAGTGATAATGAAACAGAAGCTTTACGTTTTGGCCCTGCTCCTGATACTTCTTATACTGGGTACTTATCATATTATAAAGCTTTTGGAGCTCTTAGCGATACTAATACATCAAATTACATTTTAGCAAATCATCCTGGAATATATTTATATGGTTCATTATACCATGCAGCAAACTTTTTAGGTGGAATAGATCCTAACCAAGTACAACAATGGTTACAAATGTATATATCTGCTATGGAAAGATGTGAAAATAATGACAGACAAGATTCATATGGTGGAGCACCTGTTACACAAAGAACAGATGTTCAAACAGATTTATCATTTTATAGGGCTAGATAATGCAAATACCTTTTGGCGAATGGTTGCCAGACCAACCTGAACATTTAAATCCAGGAGCTAATATAGCAACTAATGTATATTATGCTCTTAATTCTTATAAAAGATTTCCATCTTTAGTAGATTATTCATCTAATAATATGGGTGCAGATAGTAGAGGTGCTGGATCTTTTAGAGATAATGCAGGTAATGTATATAATTTTGTTGCTAAAAATACAGACATCTATCAATTAGATGGTGGTACTTTTACTTCAAGAAAAGGATCTTTAACAGGTGGAAATACAGATTTCTGGACATTTACACAATTTGGAAATTATATTGTTGCAAGTAATGGTGTAGATTTACCTCAATATTATTTAATGGGTACATCAACTAACTTTGCAAATCTTAGTGCAATTAATACAGCAGGTACTACACCAAACTTTAGAGTATCAGGAGTTATTAGAGATTTTTTAGTAACAGGTAATCAAAGTTCAAATCAAAATAGAATACAATGGTCAGGTATAAATGATATTGGTGTTTGGTCTGGAAAACAAGCAGATTTACAAGATCTACCAGGATCTGGTGGACAAATAACTCATATTACTTCTGGAGAAGTAGGATATGTATTTAGACAAAACCAAATTATACGTATGGATTATGTTGGTGGTGCAACAATATTTAGGCTATCAGTTATATCGCCAAATAGAGGGGCTGTTTATGGAAGAACAGTTTGTCAAGATAATAGACGTGTATTTTTTTATGCAGACGATGGTTTTTTTGAAATTAGTGGAGATAATGTAGTACCTATTGGAGTTGAAAAAGTTAATAGATTTTTTGATATAGATTTAAATAAAGCATTTAGTGATCGTATTTGTGCTGCTGTTGATCCATTTAATCAATTAGCTTTATGGTTGTACCCAAGTG